CTGTTAGTATTCTTAATGGCGCGCCCGACAGGATTCGAACCTGTGGCCTACGGATTAGAAGTCCGTAAGAGGTGAAATCTTGCGCTTTCTTATGTTTTCTTTTGTTGCGACATTTAGTAGTATATCAGCGTTTTAATATCTTGTCAAGAATTTTTTAAAATTTATTTATTCTGATATTTCCCAAGTTTTTGGCACTTTTTCGGCACTTCTAAAATTTTTCTACATTATATATAGTAAAGACCCCAGGCCTCACCTGAGGTTAAATAATCTATATCAATGTAAATAGTATCCAGTAAAACAGAAATCCATATACGCCGATTGATATCGCAAAAACTATAACACCAATAACTAATGTTGCAATCATTCCAAAGATGCCATCTGAAACATTGTCAGCATCTTGAGATCTAATAAAGTTATCGGCTATAAAATAAGTGGTTCCTCCACTTAAAATAATGCTCATTACAATTAGCAAGAAAAACTTAAGATATTGCATATCGCTCCTTCCTTAAAACTGAAAATCAAATCCAAGTATTACTCCACTATTTTCTATATTAGCAGGGACCACATTGACCCCTGTTATTATTCCAATGTTCTTTTTATTTAATATATCGTCTATCATTTGCTTTTGAGTATCAATCAAATCCTGCAACCTATTATTAGAGTCTATTAATTTTCGATTGTTCTCCTCAGCTGATTTATATAATTGCCTGTATTCCTCAACATCTGCTTCTGCCTGGTTGTATAACTTTTTATATTCGGTAACATCCCGCTCAGCTTCTTCATAAAGCTGCTTATATTTCTGGGCAATGTCATACATATCACGATAATCTTTCAGGAGTTGATCATATTCTTTCGGAGGATCTAACTCCTGAGCATTGACAACAATCGGCACAAAAAGCAAAGATAAAACTATTAAAAATACAAGTAGACGTTTAATTGTTATCACCTTCTGTGTGGTTATTAAGCCTATCCTCTAAACTTTCAGCTCTTTTCTGCCTGTTTTTTTGATTATTATTAAGTTTCTCAGCTTTTTCTTTGCGATTTTCTGACTTTTTCTGCAGCTCCTGGTCTTTCTCTTTTCTATTATCGATATCCTTTTCTACTTCATTAACTACTTCTTTTTCCTGATCAGCTTGCTTCTGGACCTGTTTGCTTGCAGCTTTGTACCCACCAGCTGCAGCTCCGATACCTAAAAGAGAAGCCAGCTTCCAACCTCCAAAAAATAGAGCACCAATAACTAACAGTGCAGCAATAACAATTAATATGATTTTATGCTTAGTTTTTAGCATTTTGACCACCCACTTTTAATTTTATTTCTAGATTAGTTCTTGTATGCGGAGTTAATTTTATTTTATTTTTATTTTTTAAATAATATTCTTTTGCAGTGTCATTAAATTTGATACCCATAGCCTCCCAGTCAATTATCATTTGTTCAATGTATTTATCTGGAATTTCTATTGGATTCCCATCTGTATCCAGCCAATGCTGCCAATGATGTGGATTGTTGTAATAATGATGTCTCCAAGCCATTTCAAAGCGATGTTTATATTTTGCCTTATCTTTGTAGAAATAACCAGCATACGCCAAGAATTCACTGCCGCTAAACTTACTTAAATCATGAGTTAAAGCATGCAAATAATATCCTTTTTTAATTGAGATTTTAAAAACATTACATTTGTGCTCTAAGATATAAAGCAAGTATTTTATTAGGTACATTTTATTACACCTTTCTTTTAATGAAAGCTTTGATAGCATCACGGCCGCCAGTCAGAACGACACCAAAACCTAACAACCATTTAATAATTGAACCGTCTAAATCCTGCCTGATGTAACCAGCTACAGCCATACTAACGCAAACAGCTGCAATTAGATATGTAGCTGTAAACTCTGCCCAGTCAGGAATATTGTTATTATTAGAGTCTTCTTTTAGATTAACTTCATTTACTTTTTGTTCTTCCATAGTAGTCACTTCCTTATAATTTCTATTCTTTTATTAACCCAGCCACGAATAAATGACCTATATTTTTGGCTGTTTTCAGCAAGGTTAATGTAATGCATAATTTGATAGCCATTAAGTAGATTAAACAATCCCACCGGCTTATTACAGCTATTAACAGCTTTTAAAGTATTAGGGCCGATTGCTCCATCAACTGAAATTTGATTATCAGAAAGTAAATTATAAGATTTTTGTAAATTTCTATTAGCTCGGCCAGGTCCCATGTTTACTGCCTGATCAAACATTTCAATTGCTACATCTCTGTTTTTAATTTTGTTATATTTCTGGTCAAGCCAAAATTCATAATAATAGATGTCTCTGGCCTGGTGCAGTTTTAAGTCTCTCATATCTCCTTCATAGCCATTTCTTCTTGCTACTGCTTCTGTGATGCCAAAATTAGTGGCACCACCAGGATCATCTTTGTGGTTAACATAGCCACCTTCAATTTCCATTACTTCTTCAAAAGCTTTTTTAAAAATATTATCCATTTTAAAAAACCCCCAGTTTTGATAATGCTAATAAAATTGCAATTACCCAGCCAATCCATTCTCTCCAATTCGTAGTAATTTCCTTTTTTGTTTTTCCTTTAGTATCTATTTTATTTACTTTTTCATTAAGTTGATTAAGTAATTTCCTGTCTTTTTTTCTTTCTTCAATTAGTCCATTATATTTGTCAAATTTTCCATTGAACTCAGTCAGCTGAGAAGTTAAGCTTTGTATCATTTTGTATAGCTCTTTGTTTGAGTACCAGTCTCCTGACATCAGCTCTTTAATTTTTCTTTCGTTATCTTTTGATCTATCATGATTATCTTCTATTTTTTCTCTTAAGGGGCAATCATCAATACTGTGCCCTTTGCTTTCCATCAAATCACCTCAAAACAGCCCCGCTACAAGGCAAAAGTTTTTGTTTATCTGTGTATCACATCAACTTTTTAATTTTAACCGGTCGCCTAAATCAAGTTGTTCCAGTATATGATCATCTAATTTACTTATCACTGACATTTTTAAATTATAGCTATCGCAGTGTTTAATAATTCCCAGATAGGAATTAACACTGGCATTAATATCCTCGATATCCACCTTCCCTTCAAAATATTTTTTGTTAAGATACTTAAATCGTTTTTTCATTTTCTTTTTAGTTGATTTTCTCAATTTACTATAACTCGGATATAAAACATATCCGCAAAAATCTATCCCTTCATCTACATGGCCGACGGTAGTTTTATTGTTAAGCTGCAGCTGGAGATAATCAGCAAGAAAAATCTCTATTTCCTGTCTAATAGTATGAAGTTTATTTTTGTCTTTTCCTAAAATTACAAAGTCATCCATATAACGAACATAGTATTTAACTTTTAGAGTGTGTTTTACAAACTTATCTAGAAAATCAAGATAAATATTTGCAAAAAGCTGACTCATTAGGTTACCAATTGGTGTGCCAATTCCTTTGATTTTTTCATTTTCAAAGAAGTGATCCCCTAACTGGATGCCAAATTCACCATCTTCACTTTTGATTATCTGCCAGATTAATTCTAATGTATCTCTGCAGCTGATTTTCCTTTTGATTAGTTGAAATAATCTTTTATGAACTATCCGATAAAAATATTTTGATACGTCAGCTTTTAAAAAATATGTTTTCCCTGGCTTGCGGTCCATTATTCTTAACTTGTCCTGCAGCTGATATGCAGTAAAATGAGTTCCTTTTCCTTTGCGACAAGCGCCGCTATATCTATAAAATGTCTTATCAAATATCGGGTAAAGGTTTTGATATATGCTCCACTGGACCACTCTGTCACGAAAAGGCAAGGCCATAATCAGTCTCTTTTTCGGCTCATAAACATAAAACTGTCTGTATTTTCCCTGTTCATATGTTTTCCACATCAATTCATTTTGTATCTCAATAAGATTTCTCTCTAAATTGTAATTAAACTTTAACACTTCTGGTTTATATCTTTTTCTCTTTTGAGCATTTTGAGTTGCTATTTCCAAGTTATGATAATCAGTTATCTTCTCAAACAAATTTTTGACTGTCTTAGGAATAAATAATCACCACTTTCTCTATATTTGGGTGAAATATTCAAGCCCGCTCAAATGAGAGCGAGCTCATAACTAATCGTGACAGCTTTCGATATTTCGCTACTTGCTATCTAATTAGTGATTTATATTTTTTCCTGGAGGGACAAAATGTATCTCAGGAAGGACTAAAGGCCTGTTCATCTTTTTGAACACTGCAGCAGAGGCCTTGACCCCATACTGTCTGATAAATTTTTAGATGAGCACAGGCGCCACGCACGCCAATGTTAGTGTTCACGTTCCACGGGTTATTGTTCGAGTTGACCGTCCGAGCACCGCAGATGCTACCATTGTTGAAGTTGCCACCGGCGAGGACCAACGCCCTTAGCCCTGTAAAATTTATTTTTTATTTTTACAAGACTTAATCCAGCCGCCCAGAAGACGGCCAATTTCGTCTAATTTTTTTACTACAATTTTATGTTTCCTTATTGATAAATAATGCATGTCTTTAGCAAGCCTTATCTGAACTTTTAGCTTTTTTAACTCATCATCTATCCTGTCTAAAAACCTTATTTTGCTTCCTTGAGTTTCATTTGCGTCTATTATCAAATCCATAATTCTATAGAGTTTATTTTTCAATTTGGTGCACATCGCAAATTTTTCTCTTTTTGGAAAGTTGTCTATTACTGGATAGAAATAAAGAGTAAAGTCATAATGTTTTCTGAATATCACTAGATCATCTGTGTCTGCCAAATCACCACTCCTTCAAGTTCAAAAACTAACCAAAAACCATTTTCAGATTATCAGGCACTCTGATGAGCACAGGCGCCACGCACGCCAACGCCAGTGCCCACGTACCACGGGTAATTGCTCGAGTAGACCGTCCGAGCACCGCAGAGGCTACCATCGCTGAAGGGGCCACCGGCGAGGACCCCAATAATAGAAGGATTTCCTTGTATATAGGCTTCTCCGTGTTGATGCGAAGAGTCTTTCCCCGCGTTTAAAACATCAAACCAATTAAATGATGTAGTTCCAGTATATCTATAAGTATACTCATCTAGCCTTTCCCAAAGGTTACCAGCACAATCGACTAGGTTATAACAAGAAACTGCTTGTTCTACAGTTCCAGTTGCGGTTCTGCCTGAGTTGCTTGAGCTAGACCATGCAGCATTATTGTCATTTTCATGACCTTCCGGGCTACCGTAAGCAGCCATCAACCATTCTTGCCTGGTCAATTTGCTTTTTCCAACATTAGCAAGACCTCTAATAAAATCATAATCGTTATAACCTTCAGTTCCTGACACTGGAGTTGCATTGTATTCACTGACAAGTTCAGTTTCTGGCCAAGTCCCACTCCCTTCACTGGCAAGGTATATGTCAGCCCAGAAGTTAGATACTTTGACCATTCCGGTTGGATCGCAAGCCGGTCGATAATTAAGAGACCATACTGAATTAGGTAGTATATTAACCGCAATTGAAGCAGTATCATCATATCTTTGAGCAGTGGTTCTAATACGCCCGTAGTGAAAACCTCCAATTTTTCTTGAATTGTTTTCAGTATAACCATCCGGGTAAGTAGAATTGATTGAAATAACAAAATCGGGCTCAGCATCAGCTGATGGTTGCAGCGCATATATATAATAGTTTTCACCAAGAGTGAAACTTGCAAAGCTCCCATCATTGTCAGCGGCTGTCAGAATAGTATCAGTTTCTTTTTTAAGATTTTGTCTGTCAATCCTCAGGGCCAGAGGCGGTACTGTAATTTCATCAGCAGCGCTTTTTTCTATATGTCCTTTGAAATTGTAGAATGAAGGTGAATCAGCTCCTACGAAACTTAACATTGGTCAATCACCTCCTGGACTTCATCGACTGTAAATCCTAATCTAAATATCTTTCCGTTTGGATTATCTACCAGCTTGAACTGCACTATCTTTTCTTCTCCCTCTTCTTCCTGAGTCATAACTTTGTACTCAGGCTCAGGGCCAGTTCTATCAGATTCTGCTGCAAGTTCTTTGTCGAACTCATACTTTTTGGCTGTATTTAGCAGCCCCTGGTATGCTCTTTTTACTTTTGGTGTGTAGCCAAAGTCATTAATCACATTTTCATAATCCTGTCTTGAATTAAGCACTTTTGAAAAACCTCTCATATATTATCTAACCTCCATTGCTAATGAGCCGTCAATCATTTTTAGCTCGTAAATATCGCCTGTTGTCTCATCTATCAAGTTGTTTTCTGGATTTGAGCCGTCCGGGCCAGCCTTCACAAGCCCATATTCGACTTTCTGAATTGTTGCATCTATCACTGTATCAAACAGCACTATAGTTGTTTCATCATTGACTCCATCATAATTTGCTGATTCTACAGCTGAATAAACTGAGCTTGCGTCTAGAGTTGCTTTGATTTTTC